CAGCCATTTCTTGACGAACTCCATATTCTCCATTCTACTCGGCGGCCCTGCCAACGTCACTTGCAGGCTCTCTGGCAACTCCTTCACGTGCTTGAACATGTCAACAGTCCACTCAGAATTGATTCTCACAACATGACCCGGTCTGTAATTTTCCCTGTATTTGAACAACTGGGAAAAGATCGGGTGGGCTTCAATAACAGCCTTTGTCATGCCATCATCCAGGAAAGTACAGACAATGATCACTTCTCTCGCTCTTGTCATCGCGGTAAACATCATCCTTGCATCACTCATTCTCAACACTCGAATATCCACCTCAATGATCGCCAACTCAACGGACAACCCCTGTGTTCCTGCAAAAGTAACAGTATCACCATCTGACAAGGCATCCATCCATTGCTTTGATGCATGAGAAGCGACAAACGTCATTCGTCTCTTCCACAATTGTTGCAAACCAGCTTGGTCATACCTCATTCCAAAGAATGGCTCAAGATCCTTCCACTCATGTAAAGGAGTGTCAGCGAAATGAAAGCTGCCTTGACTCCTGTTCCAGGTCGGCAATCTAAAGAAATTCGCTATCTCCTTCGGCAATCTCCACGTTCCGTATAAATAGTTCCCCGCATGGGGAAACAAGAACGCGGCATTACCGAGAATTGAAGGGTCATTCAACTGACATGCAGTATTTGGCTCATGCCACTCCGTCTGATAAGGATCACATAAGAATATGAAATGCTTCACCCAGGGAAAAAGGGCTGCACAAAGGTCAAAGTACCCTTTCGGATACTTGTCCTCGTCAAAGATCATAACCCAACCCCAATTTCCATCAGCTAAGCAACGTTCATAAGTACAAACGTATCTGCCCGGCGTCGGTCGGTTGGTAACGGGATCTCTGTCTCGAACTCCTATCTTGTCTCTCCAGTCAACGGCTAATGTATTGGTCGCCATCGTCACGGTGAATAGGTTGTTCCTATGGTACTTCTTCTGTGAACAAATCTTCTGGATCGGGGATGATTTCCTACACCCCGGGCTTCCAACAACCACAGCAATCTTCCTGTCTGACTCCGTCGTCTTCAACATCTCACATGTGTTCTCCCAACCCTTCAACATCTCCGTATTGAACTCGGCCATAGCCAAAGTCCCTGTCGTCTTCTCGATCATCGCTCGAACAAACTGACCTGCTCTTGTCGGACTTGGCGTCCAACTGCTCCAATTTATGGCTGGTAACATCGTAAGTTCATCAATCATCGCT